TACCATCGTGTTTGAATTTACCCTCTTCGTTGAAATAATATTTCACAAAAAAATTTTCTAAGAAATCTAATTGTGAGTTAATTTCCTTGAATTCTTCTTGAATTTCAACTCCGTCGAAATCACTTTTGGATTCAATATCACATTCATATCCTATAAATTTATCTCCTTGGGAACTTATCCAAAATTTTTTTATTTCAAACTCAGTATTTTGATTTTCTTTTTTTGACTTCAAATCCAATAAGTGTTGAAACACTTCCATCATTTTTTCTTTCATGTTATATCACATAAATTTGACGAGGCATTGCCCTAAACTTCATTTGTTTGTTGAGGTTTTCGGCCAAAAGTGCTTCTTTCTCCATTTGTTTCTCAGGACGTAATCTCTCCAATCTGAGTTTCAATTCTTCCTCTAACTTACTTTTTTCGTCTTTGGCCTCTGTTTGTAAAGACGCATAGTCCATTTGAACTTCACTATCAGGTGTTTTAAGATTTCCACTGAACTTACCTCTAACTCGAGCCAATGTTTCTTTAGCGTACGCGGTGAACCATTTTCTTACCCACTGTTGTGCAGGTACATTCAAATCTTCCCAACTAAGTTCCTCAATTGGAACATCTGATGGTAACTTTATTATATCAGGGTTATCCTTAATACATTGGGCTCTACTGTCACCGTCTACATCGTAATACCAATACCAAACCGCTTTACCTGTGTATTCAGAGTAGTTACTCCAAGAAAAGTTTGAACCAGGTGCGTTATAGAGGGTAACCAATCTTTTTCCATCAGGAAGACCTGTGATTTTATAGGTTAGTGCCCCACCCAAAATTCTATTCAAGATGTTTGCCTCTTGATATCTGAGTAAGTAATCGAAACCACTTAACATAAAGTAAGAACCCGCAGTTCCTATTTGAGCATAACCAGCTTGGTTGGCACCTAATCCTAAACCACCGAATCCATAGTCAGTTGTGCCCCAAAGAGCTAAGTTTTGGAATGGTTGGTTAGAGAACCATAAAAGTTCATTAATTTCTCTGCCTGCGGGAATTTCGTAAGATTGTGTGTTGGCACTCAGGACAAAATAGTCTTTTTTCAAAACGTATGGACCAGTTGTCTGAAGTCCAACAATCTTAGAATATGCATAAGTAAATTGATTCTCAAGGTTGAAAGTCCGAGTCACAAGTGCTCGTGCAACTGATTGTTCTTTCATGTTGAGGTTAACCAAGTTAACCCAATTGGATTCAATCAACCAATCAAGAGTGTATTGTTCGTAATCTTGAATGGATAACTCCATCAAGGAATCTAACATATCATCTTCCAATTCAACCGACCTTAAGGGTGCACCAAGTTGGTGACGAAGTCTTGTATAAATTCTTGTTCTTTCTGGTTCAGGTATTACAGCCATACCTATAAATACCTCGATTATTTCAAATCGTAGAGAAGTGACTTTTTGTTGAAAACGTAGTTACCATCAACGATTTTCGATTTGTTTTCGAAAACAACCACTTTTCTACCTTTAACAAAAACCATCCAATCAACGTTGTATTTCGCAACTTCTCCTGTTTTGGTTATCATCAATTCATCGTTACGTTCCAAAATTTCATCAAATCCTTTTACTTGAGCGGTTTTTTTCACACCCTCAATTACGATTTCCATATCAATTTTTTTCACTGCGTCAATTACTTTTCCCCCACCCGCAGTCTGAATAATTTTCGCATTAGGTAGTGACTCTTGAAGTCTTACTGCTGCTGTTTTTTCTCTACGGTTTCCTATGTTACCCTTTTCTTTGAGGGTATTCATAAGGGAATGAAACGTTTGACTGTTTGTGTCGAATATTCTTGTCTGGTATTTTTCGATGTAGTCACACATTCTTTTCATTTCCTCAATCTGAGTCTCGGTGTCTGTTGTAGCAAAATTCAAAGGTTTTTGTCCGAGTGTTTTGGTAATAACTCTGTTAAGGTCTCTTGCCATTATACACGCAGCCGAGTAATTTGTGTTGAGGTAGTTAATAACACTATGACCAGGTTTTTCTAAATCAAAAACTCCAGGAAGATTACCTCCTTCTTTTTTGGTGTGGTAGTTGTCTGCAAACATTGACCTTAGAACTTGGTCGATGGTTGTTCTGTAAAGTGAACGTGCAATTGAATTGTAATTGAAAAGATTTCTGAAAACTTCGATTTCACTTCTTGAGCATGCTTCTGATTTTGATTCCATAAGGATTGATTCTAATTCTTTGGTTTCTAACAATTTTGTTTCTGTTTTGAGAAGATACAAACCCTCGACAAAATCCCAGTTGACGACGGTCCAAAAGTTTTTAATGTATTCATCTCTTTTGTTTTTGTATTTGAGGTAATATGCATGTTCCCACAAATCTAAGCCTAAAAGTGGATATCCGCCGCCTTCGATGACATTCATCAAAGGATTGTCTTGGTTGGGGGTAGACATAATTTTTAGGGTGCCTTTGTTGGTTAGCACGAGCCATACCCATCCTGAACCAAATCTTTGCTTGGCAATCTCTTCAAATTGTTTTTTGAATTTTTCGTAGGTACCGAAGTCTTTTTTAATTTTCAGAAGTAGTTCCTTTCCAATTCTCTGTGGGTTTGGTGAGAGCATGTTCCAAAAAAGTGCGTGGTTAAATGCACCCCCTGCGTTGTCTCTGATGGCTTTCGGGTACTTTGAAATGTTTCTGATAATTTTTTCTAGTTCGTGGTCTCCTTTTCTCTTACTCAAAAGAGTATTGAGTTTATCTACGTAACCTTTGTAATGTTTGTTGTAGTGAACGTTCATTGTCTCTGAGTCAATGAATCTTTTCACGGCGGAATAACTATAGGGGAGTTTTTCGATTCCTATTTTTTTTCCTTCAATCAATAAATTTTTGGCAGTTTCTCTTTTTTGTTCGTGGAGGATTTGAGTTTCTATTTTGTTTACCTCTTCTTGTATATGTTGCATCGTTGATATTTTTTCTATAAATAATAGAAAGCAACCGATTATCTTCTTTGATTGATTAAGTTTAAGATTTCTTCTACCACGGTAGTCTCATCGGATGTGTCTCCCATTACGGTCTGGATTATTTTCTTTTTGTTGTTTAGTATGTCGTAAATTATTCCCTCGATTGTATTTTCGAATATTGGGTAGTACACTAAGACATTGTTTTTTTGACCGTATCTGTAAGCTCTGTCTTCTGATTGGCTGTGGTCAGATGGTAGAAAAGACAGGTCGTTCATAATCACCGCCTCTGCGGCCGTCAGGGTAATACCCACACCAGCGGCTTTGATGTTTCCAACAAAGACTTTGACCTTATCATCCTCTTGAAATCTATCAACAGAATCTTGACGTTGGATTTTGCTCATCGAACCATCAAGTCTAACCGCACTTTTTCCGAAGTGACTCACAATGGTTTCCAAAGACTTGGTAAAGTTACAAAAAATAATAACTTTCTTTCCTTGTTCGATTATGTTTTCCGCAAGTTCGATGGTGTGTTGAGTTTTTTCTTCTGCAATGATTTGTCTTACTTGGGTAAGTTTGGTGAACTGAATGGATAGGTTTTTACTTTCCTCGGGGTTCTTGTCGTACCAATTGTAGTAATCACCCATCAGTTCTTCATAAACTTTGGAGCGAAGTCTTAAATAAACAGGTGTAATAATTTTATCAGGTAAATCCAAAACGTCCTCTTTCAATCTTCTTAGAACTGTAGAGGACGTTCTGTCCCTGAGTTCTTCCAAATTCGAAGCCCCCATCACGTTCCAAACTTTTCTTGGACCCACCCTAAATTGAAATCCCGAACAATATCTAACAACATAAGCCATCCAATTTTTTGCCACAGGGGAATCAACCAAACTCAAAAGATTAAAATAATTGATGGGTCGAGAAGTCATCGGAGTACCCGTTAACAACCAAAGTCGTTCTATGTCTTTAACCAAATCATTGATTAGTTTGGTACGTTGAGCCTGTACGTTTTGAATGTAGTGTGCCTCATCAATGATTACCAAATCAAAATTTGATTTGAGTATGATAGAATTTTTTTTGTCTTTCGAATCATGAAAGTTTTTAATGATGTCGTAGTTCATTATCACAATTTCCGACTCTTCGGAATAATTCTTTCCCTCACAAACATAACTTGTCTTGTTAGAGTAAAGTTGATATTCTCGTTGCCAGTTAATCTTCAAAGACGCAGGACAAATTATCAAAATCTTTTTTGCACCAGTTTCTAATGATGCAATAATCGTTGAGGTTGTTTTTCCCAATCCCATATCGTCCGCCAAAATATATTTTTTGTTTTTCAAGAGTTGCTCGATTGCAACCTTTTGGTGGTCTAAGGGTGGTCTGTGTGAATACTTGGAATAATCTATTTTACCAATTTCTATTTTATTGTCTTTGATGATTGCCGCTTTGGGAATCCACATCTCTGACAATTCTTCATTTTCAAAAAACTTACCCCAAATGTGATATGCTTTGTCTTTTTCGGACAAAAGTTTTTCAATCCACATCTTTTCAGGGATTGTCATCATGAATCTGTCGTTGGCCATTTTATTGGCGAAATAAGAATCCAAGACCACCCACTTTTTAGCAACAAGGGGGGTCTTATTATGATTGGCTATGATATATTCGGACTGACTGCGCGTGGGATAAAACTTAGAGTTTTTTTCAAGTTTTACCTTTAACCCCAAGATATAGTTATTGGCCCCTTGATAATTCTCTAAAAGTGAGATGGCCTTGGATTCTATTGTTATAGATTCATTCATTCATTAGTCTCGTATTTTTCACGAGCGTAATATGGGTAAATATAATGTTCATTAAGGTATTTATCAATATATCAGTTATGGCAGAAAGATTAGTTCCAATTACACGGTTAGGTAAATTCTTCGGTGGTGAGGATTTTGAACTTGATACATCCATGGGTCAAGAGTGGCTCGAGGGTGATATGAATTTTACTGTGGTGCTGTATCGTATTGACCGATATAAAACCCGTGTCGACGATGTTTATGGTGAATCACCTGAAGGTGGAATACAATTCTTGGCTCCTGTGGAGTTGAAAGGTTATGTTCAAATTCTTGCACCTAATGCACAAAGACTTGGAACTTCTCGAATCGAACAAAACGAACCAGGTAATCTACGATTCTCCATCTACCAATCTTACTTGGACGAACTCGGTGTGGACATTCAATACGGTGACTACATCGGATACTACGAAACCGAAAGCAAAGTACGATACTACTCCGTTGCCGATGATGGTCGTGTTGTCTCTGACAATAAACATACTTATGGAGGTTACAAACCGTTCTACAGAACAGTAATTGCAACCCCTGCCAGTCAAAACGAATTCTTTGGAACCTAATGGCACTACCTAAAGTCCCTATATTCAAAACTCAAATCAAACCCAACATCGATTTGGTTCCACCCAAAACTTTGTCGGCTAGAAGAGAACAACTCCTTCAGTACATAAATGAGGATGGTACTTACCTCCCCAAAAGTGTTTTACATGCCGATTTGGATGGGGGAATGTTAGAATTCGTAATTGGAGAATTAAAAACAACCGTATCTGGTAAAGATATCAGTGTGGTTGACAAAATTATCACCAACCAACGGTGGTCACAATTTACTGAAACATGGAATTTCAAAGACCAAGATTTCAACGTACAACTTCCGTTTATAACGGTGGTGCGTCAACCTGAGGTAAAGTTTGGCACGAATCCTTCTACTCAGTATACAATTCCTAACAGAAAACAATTTTATTATGCCCGTGTACCAACTTGGAACGGAAATCAAAAAGGATATGACATTTATACAATCCCACAACCAGTACCTGTCGATATCAATTATAGTGTAAAAATTATTTGTAACAGGATGAGAGAGTTAAACACGTTCAATAAAAATGTTTTACAAACTTTTTCTTCTCGTCAAGCATATACGTTCATAAAAGGTCAGTATGTTCCAATCATCATGAACAATATTTCAGATGAATCTGTAATCGATATCGAAAGACGAAATTATTACATTCAGAGTTATGATTTCACAATGCTTGGTTATTTGATTGACGAAGAAGAATTTCAGGTCAAACCAGCAATTTCAAGAGTTCTACAATTAATTGAGGTAGATACTCAAGTTGCTCAGGGTTTACGAGCACGTCAGTTTCCTGAAAACCCCGATGAGTTTATCTATGATTTATACTACACACCAAGCAATAGTGTAATTGTTGACGACCAAGTGGACTATAGAATCGACCTTAGTTTGATTGGTACAGGCAATGTTGACAATTATTTTGTATACATCAACGATGATTATTACGGGCAAAATGTGTCAAATATTCAACTCAATACAGGAGATTTATTTAGAGTTGAAATTACAAAGACAACTGTAGGTCAGGAGGCTAATGTAAAGTTCCAAGCTAAGCTTGTTTAGTTTTCCCCATAGATATCTTTCTTGTCACCACACTTATCCAAGATGAGTTTTTCTAAAAACTTATACATTTTCAAACCGTTTTTTTCGCAATAAGTTTTCAAGACCTTGTGAGTCTCTGGTGAAATTTTTAGGTTCTTAATGTCTTTAGTGGTGTTTTTCATAGGGAGAAAAAAGGTAGAAAAAAATCTTACTACTTAATAATACGTATTCAAAAGTAAAGTTTTTTGTATTGAAATCAAATATTTATCTTAAAAATAAAACCGAATAAGAAAAATTTAGAAAAATGTTTTTTCAATTAACTTCTCAAGCAAACCAAAAGGTCTTCGTATCCCCTGGAGTTTACACATCTGAAACTGATTTATCATTTGTTGCTCAGAGTGTTGGTGTAACAACTTTGGGTGTTGTAGGTGAGACTCTCAAGGGTCCTGCTTTCGAACCAATTTTCATTACCAACTACGATGAGTTCCAAACATTCTTCGGAGGAACGGTACCAACAAAATTTATCGGAACTCAAATTCCAAAATATGAAGCCGCTTACATTGCCAAAGCGTACCTTCAACAATCAAATCAACTATTTGTTACTCGTATCTTGGGTTTATCAGGATATGATGCGGGTCCTTCATGGAGTTTGCAGGCGGTAGCAAACGTAGACAGTGCCTACATCGGTATCGACACATCAATTGCAACTGTTTCATTCACTGCTAATTTTTCCGGTTTTACTACAGGTAATACAGTGTCATTTGGTTCAGGTCTACCAGCACTCCTCTCAAATAATCTCTCAACATCTTACACTTTGATTGATGGTTCAACCTCAACATATAGTAGGGATGTATACAACTTTGCAACAGATATCATCGCAGCTAACTCAGTATCAGGAAATACTGCAGTTGGTTATGGTTCAATTCCAAGTGTAGATTACAATACTTTGGCTTTGACCTATCCAAATGTTATCAACGAATTTGGTTGCGACAATTTGAGTTTATCCTTCGCGGATTTATCGAACGGAAATAATGACCCTTGGTACTACGCAACTTTTGACCCAACAACAGGTAATACATACTCAGGATATTCTTGGTATTACTCAGTTACAGATTTCTTCACTGCGGCAACTCCATCAGTGGCTAACAATTATTTCTTCTCAGGAACGGTTACAGGACAATTATACACTTATTCAGGACAGGCTTACTATGATTGGAATGACTTAATCTTAGCGACTGTTCGTTCAAGAGGTATTTCGATTTATGATGCAAACGACCATGGTCCTCAATATCAAGTAACAGGTCTTACTGACTTGAACTTGGTATGTACTGGTCCTTACTCGGGGATTTCTCAAAGTCCATTCGCAACATTCTTGTTGAGTGGTACAACCTACCAAGGAAATCCGTTTAGTTTTGAAGCGTCTTTTGATTCAACAAACTCTAACTACATTACAAAGGTGTTAGGTGTGACCAACTTTGCTAAACCAAGAACTGATGTTCCAATTTACGTGGAAGAATCATACCTTGGACTATTGAATTACGGTTTCAACAAAGGATATGTTCGTGGGGTCAAATGTGATTTGATTGCATTACCTGAGGCAAGAGATAAGACCTCAACAACTTCAATCGCTTGGTTCTTGGACCAATACCAAACACCTAAAACTCCATTCCTTGTTTCTGAACTTCGTGGTAATGTTGTTTACAATCTCTTCCGATTCATGACAATAAGCGATGGTAATTCCGCAAATACAGAGGTCAAAATCTCGATTGCGAATATTTCTTTCAGTAACCTTACGTTTGATGTTTTAGTTAGAGATTTCTTTGACACGGACGCTAATCCTGTAGTTTATGAAAAATTCACCAACTGTACTATGGACCCCACAAGTAACAGTTTTGTTGCTAAGAAAATCGGTTCTTCTGATGGTGAATATCCGTTAAACTCGGCTTACGTAATGGTTGAACTCTCTGATGAGTACCCTGTAGATGCATTACCTTGTGGTTTCTATGGTTTGGAAGAAAGAGTTTACGAAAGCACTGCTAACCCTTCTCCTTTCCCAATTATCAAGAACAAGTATTTCTTCCCAGGAGAAACTATCTTTGACCCACCATTCGGAACAAGTGCAGGAGGAAGTAATATAACTTCATCTTCGGGTGACATAGTCAGAAGAACTTACTTAGGTATTTCTTCTCAGTTCGGTATAGACACCGATTTGTTACAATACAAAGGAAAGAAAAACCCTGTTGTAGGTTGGGATTTGGCAACTACTTCTGAACCTTGGAACTATCAAACCAAAGGTTTCCACATGGATTCGGGGGCAACAATTATTACAATTTCAAATTCACAAATTACAAGTGGAACACCAGCATTTGTCTGTGGAGTTGCAAACTTTAGTGATGAACCAACAGACCAAGCTAACCCTTATTACTTCCTTTACTCGAGAAAATTCACCACGGTATTCCAAGGTGGTTTCGATGGATGGGACATTTACAGAGAGTTCCGAACAAACCAAGATAGGTTTGCTTTGGGAGCATCAGGTTATTTACAAGGTGCAACTCCAACCCAACGTTATCCGACGGCTTCGGGAGATGGTACGTTTAAGAGAATTGTTATTGGAGATAATACTCAAGATTTCGCTAACACCGATTATTACGCTTACTTGTTAGGTCAATTGGCGTTTGCTAACCCTGAGTCAACAAACATTAATGTTTTTGCAACACCTGGTATCGATTACGTAAATAACTCTAATTTGTGTGAGTTAGCAATTGGTATGGTTGAGAACGAAAGAGCGGATGCTGTTTATATCGTTACTACTCCTGATTACAACATGTATACACCCGATGGAGGTTCTCAATATGAAATTATTTACCCTCAAGAGGCGGTGGATAATCTTGACCAAACAGGAATAGATTCATCATACACCGCAACTTATTACCCATGGATTTTGGAAAGGGATACGGTTAACAACACTCAGTTATACATTCCACCAACTGGTCAAGTTTGTAGAAACTTAGCACTTACCGATAACATTTCATTCCCATGGTTCGCTTCGGCGGGTTACACAAGAGGTCTTGTAAATTCAGTAAAGGCAAGATTAAAACTTACCCAAGAAGACAGAGACACTCTTTACCAAGGTAGAATCAACCCAATCGCAACATTCTCGGACGTTGGTACTGTAATTTGGGGTAACAAAACACTTCAGATTAGAGATTCGGCACTTAACAGACTGAATGTTAGAAGACTTCTACTTCAAGCACGTAAGTTAATTTCGGCAGTAGCTGTTAGATTGTTGTTCGAACAGAACGATGAAATCGTGAGACAACAATTCTTGGATTCTGTAAACCCAATTTTGGACGCAATCCGAAGAGACCGTGGTTTGTATGACTTCCGTGTGACAGTGTCTTCAACTCCTGAAGATTTGGATAGAAACACCTTAACAGGTAAGATTTATCTTAAACCAACGAAGGCACTCGAATTCATAGACATAGAATTTTTGATTACACCAACTGGTGCATCTTTCGAAAATATTTAATATCTTTGGGGTGGGAAACCAAATTCCCACCCTTTTTTTGCCATTTAGTAAATGAAAACTAAACTACAGGACACTTTCAAAAGTGGAACGCCGGACCTTAAGTACTATGCTTTTGATTGGGACGACAATATTGTTTTGATGCCAACCAAAATCATTTTGTCAAATGATAAAGGAGAGGAGGTAGAAATGTCAACTGAAGATTTTGCGGAGTATCGTTCAAAAATCGGAAAAGATAATTTTGAGTACAAAAATAATTTGATTGTTGACTACGCTAAAGACGCATTTCGTAACTTCGGTGTAAAAGGGGATGATAAGTTCTTAAAGGAGTCTCTCAATGCTAAGGTTGGACCTGCGTGGAACGATTTCAAAGAGGCCATTAACAATGGGTCTATATTCGCTATTATAACCGCACGAGGCTATAACCCAAATACCATCAAAAAGTCAATTTTCAACTTCATACAGAAAAATCATAACGGAATTTCTAAGTCTGAACTTATAAAAAATTTAAAAAAATATAGAGATTTTGTCGACGAAGAAGAAATGTCTGAAGATGATATGATTAAATCTTACTTAGAGTTAAATAGATACAACCCTGTAAGTTTTGGGGTAGAAGATGAGGCGGTTTCTCCTGAGGAAGCCAAAGTCAGAGCCATGGCAGATTTTGTTAATTATGTAAAAATAATTGCAGCTAGTTTGCAAAAAAAAGCATTTCTAAAAAAAGATATTGCTAATAAATTTATTCCTAGAAAACCAGTTATAGGCTTTTCAGATGATGATGAAAGCAATGTAAAAAAGATTAAAGATTATTTCAAAAGCATCAAAGAACCAATTAAGACATATTCAACTAAAGGAGGAATAAAAAAAGAATACTAGAACTAGATTACATAAGCAAGAGTAAAATTCTGAAAAAAAAAGTCAAGAGAAAAAATATTGTCATGGGTATATTTATAATAAAAGATAAAAGTAAAAAAAACTAATATATTACCATGGCGGATTTATTAATGAAAATGCCGATTCCTTATGAACCAAAAAGACAAAACAGGTTCATACTACGGTTTCCTTCATCATTAGGTATTAATGAGTGGTTCGTAGAGTCAACGGCACGTCC